ATTGCGTTACTGAACTGATTGAGTTTGAAATTCTGCTCTACAATCGCAGACAAGCCGTCTATACTTTTTCTCATATCAACATTTGCAGAGGAAATGTAAATCTTTTCAGGGTGGATAGTCAGCATTTATTTTCGCCGCCCAATACCAATTCGGAAAAATATACTTCTTTTCCGTCGGCAAGCTCGTCAGCACGTTCTATTCAGTATCTGAGAGTGCTACGTTTTATGCCGTTTTCACGGCAAAATTTCCGTCCGCTCAGTTTGCTATCCGTAAATTTTCTGACTAACAAAGCACCTTCCTGTTCTGTCACCATAACCGCCTCCTTTTGCGTTTTCTGTATTGTATCGCTTTTCGGGCGGTTTGTGTAGGTGCGCTTTATTTGACGGTTACTGTCAAACTGACATCATGACTTTTAAAAACATGCAAAAGAAAACAGAGCAGTTAAAAACTACTCTGTTATGGCTCCCCCAACTGGGCTCGAACCAGTGACATCATGATTAACAGTCAAGATTTCGTTCTGCGAAAGTTCAGTGTTTATCGTAATTTTCTGAAAATTACGATAACTATGTAGTTTATTCGTAGTTTATATTTTTTTTAAAAATAATTGTTAAAAAATTCAAAATAACTATTGACAACCCACCACAATGGTGGTATAATGTAATCAAGATAAGAGATAAACAACATCTCAAATAATTAAAAAGGAGTCTTCACTATGAAAATCACAAACACCAAAATCAACGCAGCAATCAACACTCTCAATGAAAAGACAAATCGTATTTATCAAGTTCGCACTGATTGCGATAGAGCAGACCTCTACAGATCAGAAAAATACTTCCTCTATCTGCAAGTTGACGAGTTTGGTGTGCATATGCCAGGCGCATATGGTGTACTCGTTGCAGGGTACAAAACACAAAAAGCTCTCATAGAGAATTTATAATTTTTTATTGACAATATGCGTTTTATGTGTTAATATGTGTTTATCAAATTAAATTTAAAAATAAAGGAGTTACTATCATGACGGATTATAGCATTATCAAACAATACCTCAACAGTGAAAAAGCTATCAAACTCGTATGTGAGTTTGATAGAAAGTTCTCACCGGCTGCGGCAGGAATAGAACAAAAAGATATTCCTGCACTGCTAAACGATAAATCCCGATTCAGATATTACGTGTCCTGGGAAACGGAAGACGAAGTAATAGATTTTCTTGGAAAAGCACATATTATCAGTTCTTACACTAAGGAAGTTCGTAATAAGTATGTCAAGTTCATTCAAGACGACAAACTCGTACTCAGGAAAGAATTTTTTGAGCAGGTTTTCACTTTCACATCTACTTATGATTTCAACATCGACGGTAGATCACATATGATGAGCGATGTTGATTGTGACTTTCTTCCTCACTTAGATTATTACAAAGATAAATACAAAAGAAGAAAAAATAATGATATAAAAATGTTCGACATAAACGATGACATTGATAAATACATCGATACAATAATTAACTTTATGTAACTAAATACAAGCGAGCGGATACAAATTTCCGCTCGCTTAAGGAGAAATTATAAATGTACAAATACAACATCAAAGATTTCAGAAACGCTTATGGTTTCACTCAAGCAGAATTAGCAGAGCGAGTAGGCTGCGACCAGCCGATGGTGGCTCGCTGGGAGAACATTGACGCAACGAGCGATGTTACTATCTCACGAGAAAACATCGACAAACTTGCACAAGCATTGAAAGTTACGGCAAGCGATATCGATTGCACAATTCAGATGACTCTTGAAGAGCTTATTCTGCAAGCGAAAGCGGACGGCACATACATCGCAAAGAATTGCAATAAAAATGATTTAGCTGTCCTTAAGCTCAAAATCTCTCAAGACATAAGCAGCCACAATCGTGACGATGTGTGTTGCGACATTCTCCAGCTGAGCGCAACAGCGAATCATGAATGTCTTTTCTTTTACGATCTGTTGAAAGAAAAAAAGTTTACATCAAAATTCTTAACTATTGTGTCTGCATTCGTAAATGGTCTTAATGCTAAAGATTGATACTCGTGTGATAATCGGGATGACTACAAACAAAGGAGTTTTCACTATGAAAATCAAAGACGCACGACTTAACGCAAGACTAACGCAACAGGCAATGAGCGACCTGCTCGAAATTCCGCTGCGAACAATCGAGAACTGGGAGGGTGGTAAGAGCAAACCGCCTATATATGTCGAAAAACTTATCATTGAAAAGCTCAATAATGTTGCGAAGGAGAGATTTAACATGAAAAAATACGAACTCAGAAAAGAATACTGTGAGGTCCACGCAAAGAGTGCTGCCTTATCAGTAAAGCAGCTTGAAGACGCTGTTTCGACAGAATTGGGCGACAGTTACAAAGTTCTTGGCACATTCGCTACACTTGACGATGCACGAGCTGCTTTCGAGAAAGCAAAAGAAACTTGCTCAACTCATTTCAACAAGCAAGCTGTCAATTTTTACAGTTTTGACATCATTTATATTCAAGAAATTCCGCTTGACGATGACGGCGAAGTTGATTATGATGAGCCGTCAGACATTTTCGATGTGTATGTAGAACCGTATGCAAATTAAAAACAGCCCCCTCGGATACCGATTTGGTACTCGAGGGGGCTAAATTTATTTACGCTATTCTTTTTTATTTGTTTCTGAATCTGTCTTGCTTTCGACTGTATTTTTAAGTCTATGAACCACATTTACAAGAAATTTCGGAATTGGCGTGCCCAATTCTGCGAGATTTTCCAAAATACTGATAAGCTCATTTATAATTAGCCAAACTGTTACTATTAAACCGCAACAGTATGTAACGCTTATTTCAACATTCGCAGCGGCTAAGCCTGCGGAGATTAAATAGTCTACTACACCACCTACGGCGACAAGCACGAGGTAGCTTACTTTTTTTAGTATGCCGATTAAACCCGTTTTGCTTTCAAGTTTTCCGCTTTTCCACGCAGATGTCATTCCTGTTGCATAGTCTATTATCATTACAACGATAAGAATTGTGAGCGGCACGAGCAAAACATTGAAATATGCTGCCAATGCTCCAAGTGCTACCGAAACAGTAGCCTGAATAATATTGTCTTTCATTGTTTTATACCTCCGTTATGTAAGTGTAATCTGCAAGCCGTCGATTTTGTAACCAATAACGCCTGCATAGCCGTCCTGCTCTGTGTCTTTTTCGGTGTTGTGCTGATACGGCAGAAACTTATCTTTACACTGCTTACGCACTCTGTATGTAGCTTTAAAATCGCCGACACCCTCAAACTCAACCTGCAATCCGTCAATTACTTTGCCCTTGATGCCTGCATAGCCATTGACATTATCGTTAATGTCATAATCAGTTACCCAAGGCAACCAATCTCCGTTAAGCAAATGCACTCTATACTTTATATCGCCTTTGCTGACCTTGACTGCAACCGCAGAAATAGCTTGTTTCTTTCGTCCTGCAATATTTGACAAGCCTTTAACCTCGCTGTACCATTTGCCGTCTGCGTACACCCTGTAAGTCAATGTCGGCTTTTCAACTTTTGTATCAGACTTCCCACTGAAAATATCCTCGTTGTAAATTACATTAGTATCAAGCCTGCCGTTGTATCCCTTAACACGACCTGATGAGCTGTTCTGCCAGATATCGCAGTCAAGTTCTGCTTTATCATTGTACTGAGCAAGCCAAATGCTATACTTTGATTTTAACTTCTTGTAGTCGAGGTAGTTATTGAACCAGTTAAGGTTCGCATATACGCCGACCTTATAACCGTTAGCCTTAACCGTATCGCAGAAACGCTCTGCAATAGCAGTCAGAGTTGATTTGCTGAGATGTGTCTGGAAGTTATCCTCCATATCATAATAAACAGGCATATCAAGAGCCTTACCGCCTATACACGCAAGACAGGCGTTTGCTTCCTTTTCAGCATCGTCCACGCTGTCGGCATAGCTGTACCAATACACTCCGATTTTTAAATTTGCGTTTTTGGCATTTTTGTAATGGCTTTCAAACATACTGTCTTTTTGCGATACTTCTCTGCCGTATCCTGCCCTTATTATTACAGCTTTTATGCCGTCATTTTTCATTTTGTTGAAGTCGATATTCTGCTGAAATTCCGAAATATCAACACAAGTTACCCGTGCCATAGTCATTCTCCTTTATTTAGATTTTCAACAACTGTCCAGTCACATTTCGTTGCCGGAGCAGCATACAATTTCTTAATTTCAGATATGTTGATGCAGCGGTCAATAGTCAAGATGTTTGGCGTGTCAGAATATGCGCCCTTGAGAGTTCTTGCCTGAATTTCAGTATTACCAAAATCACAATTGCGAATTGTAATACTTGAGCCTGTTTTGATTGGCAATCCGAAATCGCTGTTATCTGCATTATCGTGATTCTGATAGCCGACGGTGCAGTTTGTTGGGATAATTTTGCAGTTTTCAATCAATCCGATTTCACCAAAACTACAGCCGCAGCCAAACACTGGAACAGTTGTTTTGTCTGTATAATCCGCGCAATCAGCACGACCGCCCCACTTAAATATGCAATTAGCGACTGTCCATTCTGTTGCATAGCCTGTACCGCCCGATTCAAGATGTAAGGCGTAACGGATATTTTTACAGTCAAAGGTAAATCCTTTGATATGCGTGTGAACATTAAGGTCGAGGTGGAATGGACACTTTTTGATTATGTCCTCAGATTTCAGTGCAGACTTATCAAATCCTGTTGCACCGTCCCATTTAATAACCGTTGCGGCTGGGTTATAGATATTTTCAGACTCATAATAGACATAGTCTTTCATCATTACTCCTCTATAACCTACAAGTCCCACATCGGAAACTCCTGCAAACTTATCTTGCATATCTGTATATGTGCCAGCCATAACAACAATAGTATATCTATTATGATAACTGTTATCAGATATACTGTTGTTCGCTGATAAGATAGAGTTAAATTTTGTTTCTCCAAACCCTTCAGTATTTTCGTTGTAGTCGTTAGAAACATACAAGTAATGCATAGTATAGTCAGGAGCTTGATACAATTCTGGTTTAATGCTTGACTTAATTAAATCGGGATTAGCATACGCCGTGCTTTTGTTGTTCTGTTCAAGTTGAAGATTGCAACTGTTATCAACAAGTCTATTTGCAGCAACCGCAATTTTAATCGAATTTACGGTTGCATTTTCTGTCGCTGTATAAGTAGCCGCTGCATTCTTAAAAGCACTTACCTCAGAGAGCAACCACGATGAACTGATTGTCACTTGTTCATTCGCAGGATAAAATACACAACCGCCGTTTGTAATATTAGCAAAATTCTGCAAAGACAAGCAATACGCTTTGCCTTGTTCAAGGGTAATAGCACGCTTGAGTTTGAGATAAAAATTAACCGCAGATGTTGATGTTCCGTTCAAGCTAATTTTATTGTTCTTGACTGAAATAGTAACTCCGTTTGCCGTCTTTTCTGTGTCTTCAAGTGAAGTGAGATTAACGCTTGTAGATGTATTGAGCAAAGAGCCTTTGCTGACTTTTTCATCAAGTGCTTTTGCCGCTGCAAACAATGCTGTGTTAATCGCAGTTACCCTCTCGTTTAGCGTGTGAATGTTATTATTCGCAAGCGCTATGTCTATGCTGTTCTCGGATATGCCGTTTTCGATTTTGTTTAGATTTGTGGCGTTAACTGCGGGCGGTGCTCCGTCAACCCACACTGTTTTCGTGTAACTCATTGATTTCATCCTTTCCTAAATATTCTGTACCATTCGCTGTAATACTAACTCTCATTCCGTTAGTACCTTTAAGTGTGCGCTCAAAAACAAAGCTGTCAACCGTTTCTGTATCCGTAAAGCCTGTTTTTATGCTCACCTTGTCGCCGCATTCGAGCCACCACCTGCCGTAAACATCAGCTTTAAAAGGGCAGTAGCTGTAAAGGCTGTCAAAAATATAGTTGTTTCCGCTGTTGTCGTTAAAGTTTGTGACAAGCTCTGAAATATCAGTACAACACGAAGTGATAAGATTGTCAGAAATATACCAACTTTGCTTTTTCTCTTGAGTATGTCCGTAAGCGAAATATTTGTCTTTGTCATACTTAAACTTGATAAGATTTATATTACTGGTTGTGTATTCCTCAAAATCAAGACTGCTGTAATTCTCTATAATCTCAGTTTGCGGATTTATAAGCTGAATAAATTTAATTTTCCCCTCACCGTTCATTATCGCAAAGCAAGCGTTTAGTTCACAATAAGCACTGAGCAGTTCAGCAACGGTCGTTTTGTCTTTGCATACTGATTTTACAAGTTCTGAGCTAAGAGAGAGCTTTGTACTGTCATTAAATCCGACAAACTCGCTTTCGTAATCGTAGTTGTCGAGAATTGTATTGCACAAGTACTCTCTGATTACATACAGCTCAGCCGTTGGCGAATATATCGCAAGATTTGTAAAGTAGTTATACACATACTTTTGCGAAGCGAGGTACAAGTCGTCATAAGCAACTATCTCTTTTACCGCCCTGTTTTTCTGCCTTGCCGAGCTGTTGATTGTGCCACAGAAAAGCGGTACTTCAACCGTTCCAGTCTGATAGCCGCAGTGCAGGTCAGAACTCGGATAAAGCGTGTCGGACGGCAATAAAAGTCCTTTGCTGTACGATTGCCTCATAATGACTTTGATACGCTTGCCGTTGAGTTCTTGCTCTACATTAATGACCTTTATTGTGAACTGTCCAGCAATACAGCCGCCGAGTACAAACTCCTTGTCATCGCATATTGCTTGTGTAAGTTCAAGACTTTCAGATACAATATTCTCGCCCGTGATATCCTGAAAATCGTCGTCAGGAAAACTGATAATTATTTCCCTTTGCAAGCTGTCGTTCAACAGTTGCTTTTTGACCTCATCTGATAAAGCAATCATTTCACACCTCCTAATACTCAATAAGCTCAACGCTTATCGGGTTGTAGAGAATATCAATTTTGCTTGCATCCATAACCGAAAACTCAATATCCGGAATATAAAAATATCCACTGTCATATGAGTTGGTTTCATCGTTCCAATATGTAACATAGCACTTGCGTTGTGCCGTATTTACTATTGCAGAATTAATAATATTCTGCATATTGATTTTTTCGTCAAGGTGCAAAATATGAGTAGAAAATGTAATACTCGTCTTGCCCGTTGGTAAGGTTGTGCGCTGTAAATTTCCGTTATCGTCACGCTCTGCGTCAGTGTCCATTCGTTGATCAGGTGTTGATGAATATTCAGCAAAATAGCCGTTAGGAAATTCCGAATTTCCGAATTTAAGTAAAAATCCTTTATAATTCGACATACCGCACCTCCTTATGCGAACGCAGATTTGCCGTTATGGCGGTTTTTATACAGTTCATTTTGCTTTACGATTTCGTTAAAAATATCGTTGCCGTTAATTTCAGCGACAAACTGATAGTAGTTACCGCCGCTGTTACGGAAGATTATAAACATCTCATACAGTTTTTTAAGATACGACAGAATTTCGCCGAGAATTACCGTATCCTCGCCGTTTGAAGTATTAATCATACCTTGCAATTTGCTAAGCGGTGTAATAACCTCCGGATTGCCCGAATTAGCTCCTGCGTTATCTCCGACAACTGCAAGTGTCGGTGCTTTGACAAGTCCACCTGTTGCAAGATGTGGAATAAGAACAGGCTCATTTGGCATTGACCAGCCCCACTCCTGTCCGAAAATCGAACCGATTACATCAGCTATACCGCCGATAGTATTAACGATAGCGGCTACAACCGTATATATGCCTGTCCACAATAGGTTTATACCGTCAATGATCAGATTAACAAAGCCTTTGATAATGCCCCATATGCCGTCCCATATACCGCCGAAAAAGTCTTTGATACCATTCCAAGCCTTTCCCCAGTTGCCCGAAAAAACACCTGTTATAAAGTCAATAAGACCGCCGAACGATTTTAAAATACCGCCCACAACATCGCCTATAACTCTGAATACTGTTTCAAAAATGCTCTGAATATTTCTTAGTACCGTATTAAATACAGGGCCCAATGTATCGCTTATGAAATTCACAAATGGGGAAAGCCAATTATTCCATATTGTTGCAATATAGTCGCAAACCTTGCCAAAAACAGCCCATAGCTGTTCAAAAATCGGTTTAAGGCAATCTGTCCATGCGGACTGAAACACTCCGACTATGAAATTCCACGCGGGCATAATCCAATCGTTGTAAACATTCATAAGCGTTGTGCCGATATTAAGAAACATATCGCACACATTCTGAAAAATCTCAGAACCGCCCTCGCCGTCCCACCAGCCAAGCAGGAAGTTGCCGATGTCTGAAAATACGCCGCCCACGAAGTTCATAACATCAGCCATTTGAAGTTGAATATTGTCAAAAAATTCCCCAATGGTTGCACCGTCATTGTCAATCCATTTTACAAGTGATTCAGTAGCTAAACTAAAGCCCTCCGAGAAAATCGTTCCTACAGCACCGCCGAAATCTGTAAAACCGCTGAGCATATTTGAAATTGCGTCCTCCATTTGTGGACGAACCCTATCAATGCTTTGTCCGATGACATCAAAGCTCTTTTCAAAGAATGTCGATAAATTATCGTAGCCTTTGCTGAAATTGTCGCCAATGGTTGTAATAAAGTCGTTGATTTTATCCTTGTCCTTATCAAGCCATTTTGCAACACCGCCTGTCAGTGTCTGCAGCTGTTTACCGCTAACCTGTACCACTCCGCCGACAAACGAGCCTACCGCACCGAATGCAGATTTACCAACCTTTTGTACCTGTGTAAGATAATTTTGAGCTATCGGGACAGAATTTTTGAATATCGACTCACAATTTTTGCCGATTGATGACCAATCAACCTTATTAATGCCTTTCTGTACATTATCCACAAAGCTTTTAAATCCGCTCTTTTCGTACAGATTTTTAAAAGCACCCGAAACACCGCTGTTCGTATCTTTAACAACAGCATTTGCAACAGAAGTTCCGCTACTGCTTGCTGTATCACTTGCGGAAGCATCTGAACCGCCGCTATCGGATTTAGTGATAACATTCAGCTTGTCAAAACCTGCAACGCTGTTCTTTGCTTTTTCTGCACTATCCGCAACACCTTCTAATGAGTTTGAACCGCTTTCTGCCTCATCAGTCAAATTTTCTGCCGAGCTTGCAGCCGCTGAAATGCTGTTTGCTGTATCATCTCCGTCCCAGTTGAACAGCTTTGAAAGTGCATTTATCGCTCCTTTGGCGTACTCTGTAAGCTTTGCAATAGCCGAAGAAAGCTTTTGCACAATATTCGTTGCTACTTGCAAAATTGGCTTGCCTATAACCGCAAGTAGCTGATTCCAGCTCTCTTTTAAGTTGCCTGTAACATTCTCCCAACCGTCTGATTCTCTGCTTGCCTGACCCAATGCACCTGAGAGCTTGTTAGCGTCCTTTACCATTTCAAGCAAGGTAAGCTGTTTTTGTGATTCTGACAGTTCGACAAACGATTTGCCATACAGCTTATTAGCCGCTGCGTTTCTTGTTGTTTCAGTACAGGACAAGCCAAGTGCGGCATCGTTCTCAAAGTTACCTTTAAGAAAAGATTTAAGGCTTTCTGCGGTGTCTTCAAGTGAACGGTCATAATATGCCGCACTGTCGGCTGTTACCTGTAAAGCCTCCTGCATCATATTCAGTGCATTGGCACTGTCCATACCTGTTGTTTTTGCAAAAGCATAAATACTCGTTCCCACACCCAGCAAGCGGGTTTCGAGAATACCACTTTCCTTTGCAACACTCTGAATTGCACTTTTCGCTTGTGATTCCATTGAACCGAAAGTCTGCTCAAACTGAGAATTTGCCGCATTGACCTGTGCCGCCGATTCAATGCACTGCTGGCCAAACTGCTTAATTGCCGCTACCGAAAACGCAGCAACAATGGCAGCACCGAGCTTTTTAAGTGAGCTTTTCATATTATTGCTTACGCTGTTTGCCTGCTCCTGCACTGCATTAAGCAATTTAGAAAAGCCTTGCTTGTTCAGTACAAGATTTAAGCCGATTTCGCCCACGGTTGTGTTATCCAATATGTTTCACATCCTTTCTGCATAAAAATAAGGGCGTTGCAAAATGCTACACCCTGTGGTATAAAAACAGCGCACACCCGATGATGTACGCTGTAATTAGCTTATTTAGTTGTTATGCTACATTCTTAAACATAATACGGATTAGATTTACCGAGCAAAGCAATAATGTCTATAATTACACCAACGATAAATAAACCTCCGGTGAAAAGATAAAGAATGCCCATTCCGATTTTGCCTTCATAAAATTTATGAGCGCCGAGATACCCAAGAAAAATGCATAAAATTAATGCTACCCATTTGCTTTTAGGTTTTCCTTGCATTCCACCATTTGCGACCGCTGTCGCAGAGGCTGCACTTGTGTTATTGTTAGTGTTATTAATAACAATAGGTTGTGTACCTTGTGTATTTGTAATTTGCTCAACTTGACATCCACACAGTGGGCAGATAACAGCCTCTTTCGCAATTTTCCCACCACAATGTTTACAAAACTTTGTGTTTTCTTGTGTCTGCACAGTATTTTGATTTTCCATTTGTATCTCTCCTTTTATAATAAAATGTTACTTTTTTCACATTTTCTTTATATTACCAAAAATATACATAAAAGTCAAGATTTTTATAAAAATAAACAAAATTGTATGCAATGTTTACATATTAGCAAATAGCATTTCAAAGTCGTGCAAGGCGGTGTTTATGTCAGCCTGCGAGCGTTTATTTGCTGTGCGTGAGCGCCACTTATTGCGGATTTTATGTTGAGAAGATGTAAAGTTCTTCAAAATATTTTTATCGTTCTCAAGGCGAATTTGAGCCGTTCTCGCAAGAGGCGTGTCAGCTCCCAAACCACACAGGAGAGAGCTGAACTCCGCCCAAGTCATCTTTTTAAAATCTTCGGAGTAAATGCTCACCCCGTACTCTGACTTAAAACTCGATACGATTAAATCGAAATCATCTATTAAGTCGTAGCCGGGGTCTGAATTTCCCCCTCGCTGTCATTGTCGGCGATAAGCTCTGTTGCTGTCTTAATAACAGTTGAGAGGTCGTCAAACGAGAGATGAAGTTTTGCAATCTTTTCTCTGTTCTCCTCATCAAAAAGAAGCTCAAGAGCCGATAAGATGTCAGATGTTTTTACGCCGTCCTCGCTGTCAAAAAGCGCAACCGTCTTAATGAAAGAAATTGCGTCATTGTTGACCTCAATTTCTGTGCCTTTGATAACAAGTTTTGGCTTTTCCTCAAAATTAAGTTTGTTTGTAATATCAATAATTTTTGACATTCTTTATACCTCCTTAAGCTGCAGGTGTGTATTCGGGCTTGCCGTTTGACATAACCTCAAATTCAAGAGGTGCAACACCTGTGCTTGCGCCTGCGCCGTTTGCTGTTACAGAGATAACCGCATTCTTGAAGAGTACGCTTGCACCGCTCGGGAAAGTCCACTTAAACGGAAGCTGTGCGGCTGTGCCGTTCTTAAACGCAAGTTCTGCGATTTCATCGTTGCCTGCGTCACCGATTGTACGCTTGCCCTTTACCGAGATTGTAACGCTCTTGGCGGTCATAAGTCTTGACTTCCAACCCTCGTTCTCAAAAGCTGTCCATTCCTCAACGCCGTTATCAAATGCCACCGAGAACTCATCACAATTTGCGATTGGAGTTGCGGCTGTGTCTGTGCTCGATTTACCGATTGCAAACTGATTTTCGTAGCAAGGATAAACTCCGCTTTTTACTGCCATAATATCATTTCCTTTCATAGTAAAATTTAACTTCAATGACCTGCTCATATATGCCCTTGTCATCTGTACCCACATCAATAGGCTCAGGGGTGAGCAGCTCGATTATATAAATTGTGTGTTCGTTGATTTCAACATCTTTTACACTGTAAAGCGTTTCAAATAAATTGCGTGCCTGCCGCTCTGTTTCATTTGCGTTGTTGTTCCAATGCAGGAGCAAGGACACACATATTGTGCTGTATGTGCTCTCATCACCTATTGCCCTCGCAGGAGCGCCCGAGTGTTTGAGAGAGTACACACCGATTGACTTGTCCTGCTTGTTGTCGAGCTTGCCAATGTAGTAATGCTCTGCTTCAAAGACAGTCTTTAAAAAGTCCCTTATATCAGATAAATAAATCAAAGTCCTGCCTCCTGTTTGTAAAATCGTGCAAATGCCTTTTGACAGAAGTTTTGTCGTGTACCGTCCTTAAGCCAAGGTGCAAGCCACTTGCCGCCGGCGGCAATGTTTTCCTCACGGCTGAAATTATATTCGGGATGAAAATACAACCGTCTGGCATACGGTGTACTCGATACGATTTTTGTTTCGCCCTCGGCAAGATTTGCGTAATCGGCAAAGGTGCTTTCGTTCTGCAAATTACCCGTATCAAACGGCATAACCTGCGTGTTTTTTATCTGCGTGAGTAATGCGTCTGTTGTTTTGTGCAATGCCGTCTGCTGTGCTTTATCAAGCTGCTTTAACAAAGGCAAATTCAGCTTGATTTTTGATGTTACCGAAAAACTCACTAAATCACATCCAATTCCGTAAAATTCACTGTGCCGTCAGGGTTGCGGTGTTTAATGCCTTGCACGATGTTACGCTTTACTCCGTCAATTACTACAAAGCCTGCGCTCAAGGTCGGGCTGTCGGGGACAATATCACCGTCAAAAAGCAAGACAGCCGACACCTGAACGATTTTCTGTTCTTTGGTATAGACTGTTTTGGCTTTAGACTGCATATTGCACAAGGAATTGCCGCCGTGCAGGACGGCTGACGGATACAGGCTATCGGAGGGATACAGTTTTTTACACTCAAACACGGTCAAGGGCGCTCCGTCCTCGGTAACACCCTCACCGTATATTGTGACTTCAACAGGAGTTTTGCAGAACTGTTTTTTTACAAGTGACGGAAATTTCAAAACATATCACCTCATATTGCAGGATAGCAAAGTCCCGTTGATTTAAGCAACGCATAAAGGTCGGCAGGAATTGCAACACCGCTGATACACATTAAATTCCAGCTCGCACCGAACTCCATTGAAGTACCGTTGATTGAATAGCTTTTCAGATAGGATGAAATCATATCCGCATTTTCCTCTTCAAAAGCAGTAAGTCTGCTGTGCACTCTGCTGATGATTTTCTTCTGCATTTCTGAAAGTCTGTCATAAACAATGCGGTTAAAGGTCAAAATATCAATGTGTTCGGCAGCGGTAATGCTGTGTTCATCTTTGCCCTGCTGTTCAATGTAATCGGCAAACATCAAGCCACCTCCGTAGCATCAACATCAACATAAATACTGTCAATCTTGCCGTCTTTGCCGTTAGGGAAAACAAATGTATCTGAAAGTGTACGGTTCTGATAGAGCCAACCGTCACCCTCTGTATGTGCCCCCGGTGCAAAGAAGTAAATACTTGAAATCTTCGGTACAGTCTTGCAAGTATCACCACAAGCGACAAGAACATTGATTTTGTGACCGCCTGTGGCAGGTTCAAAACCACCGTTGGTAGGATTGAAGTTGAAACTATCATAGAAACGCTCATCGTCAATAACCTCGATAATAGGGCAGCCGTCAATCTCGGTTACTCTTGTTTCAATTCCCATACCGCCCTCCGCAATCTGGGTAAGCTCAATCTTACGGGTAAATTCTGTTGACTGCTCAAGACAATCCATAATGTTTGATGTTACATAAGCAACAAGCGTACCTCTTGCTTTATATCTGCGGAGTTTACCGGCTGAAAGAATAGTCTTGAGCTTTGAGTAAGCGTTTGCTTTTGTCCATTCGGTTGACTTGGTAGCCGAATGATAGCCGTCTGTTGCCTGCGCCTTTGTTGCAACCTTTGAAAAGAAAAGTGCATCGGTTTCCGGTGCGACCTGTGTCTGCTCAAACACCTTTGAAATATTCTCAACCTTTGCGGTTGCGTTAGTTTCGTCAACATCTGCCTTATCAACAAGAAACTCAATATCTCTGTCGTGCTCGCAAGTGAAAGGAACATCGGTCTGTGTATACTTGCCTTTGTTCCAACCGCCCTCTCTGCTGTGGTTCTTAAAGCCTGTTGTTGACATCTGTGTAAAGTGGAATGTTCTTGCACCCACCCATTTTACATTTGAAGTGATGAATGGTGAAGTAAGTGTGCCCTGCATAAGAATTTCGAGCAGATCCGGGCTAAACTGCTCTGCGTAGTTATTTGTGTTTGCCATAGTTAAATTGTCCTTTCTTAAATATTAAATCTGTTCCATTTCTTTGTCGGAACATTTGAATTTGGTTTAGTACCGTCTGATGTACCGTTACCGTCACCGCCGATTTTCTGAACACCGCCTGCGTTTTCGCTTGCTTTTGCTTTGAGTGCAGGAATATCGTCAAGCACTTTCTTAACCGCCTCGGTGAGCTTTTCTGCATTAATTTTGCCGTCTGCGGAAACGGCAGAAAAGTCTGCCATTTTGAGTACATATGGAATACTTGCAATATCCACGCCCTGCTTAACTGCCTCAAGAGTAGCCGACTGGTTCACCTCTGCAATGAGCTTAGCCTTGTCAGCGTTTTCAACATCTGACTGCATTTTTGCAAAATCGGGTGTGTTCTTGGCTTTCTGCTCCTTAAAAGCACCGATTGCCTGTTTCATCTCATCTGCTGACAATCCCTGCTCCTTGAAGTATGACTTTAAAACTGTGTCCTCTGTCACGCTCTGCTTGCCTGTGATAAGGCTTGCGAGCTTGTCATAATCAAAGCTCGGTGTCTGCTGATTGTTGCCCTGCGGTGCAGGCTGTGTTCCGTTTGGGTTAGGTGTTGGGTTTGTTTCTGCCATATTTTATCAATCCTTTCAGTTATTGGGTGTCTCCCATAGTCAGTTTATAGAGTGTCTCTCTGTTTCAGTTTTTCTCGGTGTCTCCCGTAGTTTAGCGTCTTCGGACAATAAAAAAGCACCTGTGCAGTCACTCACAAGTGCGTTTTAAGCTGTTTTTGTTGTCTTTCTTTTCGGCTTTTCCGTAGCGTTTGGTTCATTTTCTGTAGCGTTTGGCTTGACCTCCGCCGCAAAACCACTGTCAATGAGTTCCTTTGCTCTCTGCTCGGAGCACTCAAAAACTTCATTCACAGGACGGGTTACATAGCCGTTCTGCCTGTCGTTAAATGCTGTTGTTACTCTGATTTTCATTCTGTCACCGCCTTTCAGTTTTTGGGTATAAAAAAAGCACTCAATCCGATTGATTAAGTGCTAATAATAAACTTATAAACCTGGTGTAATTTCTTTTATTCCCTTTGCGGCTTTATACATTCTTTGCATAATAGAGTTTTCTCGCAAATACTCAAGACCTTTTAAAGTGATTTCGGGCCTTGTCAATTCAACTTGCGGATAGGAACAATCATAAGACTCCCACACATTCACTCCTGTTATATATCCGCTGTCAAAAAGCATTTTTATTATTCTACACCATTTTGGTTTAGATATTTCCAACGATTTGTAACTTAATATTGAGTTATCAAATTCAGATATATCCATACTGTTTTCTAATTTCTTAAGTATTTCATATATAATCTTAAAATTCTCATCCATAAATACACCTTTCTAATGCGAAAACCGCCCACAAGGAGCGGTTAGTCTTGATGAAATGGGTTGTTCTTAGATTTTTCCCTACCGATTTCTCGAAATCTTTTTAAAGCCTTTTCTTTTTCTTTCTCGGTAGATTTCACACCATTTTCTTCATGTATAATGTCATACAACATTCTTTCCTCGTCAGTAAAATGCAACATCATAAATTATTCACCTACTAAATTCATTAAATCGTTAGCAACTTTGTTTTTTGAAACAGTAAAGGATTCTGCAATGATTTCAGTATATTTATGCCTATCATATCCAGCTTGTGCATATTTGGAAATCAGCGATTTCAAATCCTTGCTAATCGTTTTATCATAGATATAATCAGCTATTTTATTATCAACTAAATCTTTAGCTTCATTATACTCTATATTTTTAGCTTTTGCAAGGCTTTTGATACTGTCATAATAATATTTATGACCTAATTCGTGAAGTAAAGGAGCGTATTCCGTTTTGTTGGCAAACATTCCTTCTTGTTTATTGATATAATCGAGTACCTTGTCAACAGTATCATACTTACTGTTAAGGTATAGTATTCCCGTTGCGTTATCATAACCGCCTATTGCATCAATGCCAAAATTATGTTTTTCAAAATCAACTACTGCAATTTGTGGCAACTCCATTCCAACAGGTAAATTATCACTAACTGTATTAAGTAATTTTTCGGTAAGTCTTACAGCTTTGTTTCTTCTTGTGTTATCCACATCTGTAATAATATCAAAACTGCTGTTTTTAACCTTTTTAACTGCAATATCTTTACCGTTAAAAGTAATACCTTTTGTATCAGCAAATTTTGGTCTAAAACTATGTGACATATAATCAACGGATTTTGCAACATTTTCAGATGAATTACTTTCTGCGTTTTTAACCTTTTCCGCCAACTTATCCGCCCTATCGTGCCACTCGTTTGCTCTTGCTTTAGCAAACTTTTTGTTATCCTCGTCAAGGCTGTATTTTGCCCTGCGGTCAAAGCGTTCGGCTTGCTTTTCTGCGTGCTGTTGCTGTACTTCAAGTCCTCTTTGGCGGTCAAGCTCTGCAAGCTCGTCATCGGAGAGAGGTCCGCCCAAATCGTCAAGTTCGGGGTAGTGGGTGCTTGTGCTGTCCTTACAGCGTGGGTGAAAAAGTCCCTCCGCTATGGCGGTTGAAAGCAGCGGATAATCACCGTCCGATTTTTTGCCGTTTGAATACACATCATCAATAAACACCTTGCCGATATATTTTGCACAATCAGGGCAGCCGCCCTGCCTTGAGTTTACCACAACAAGGGAAAGCCCGTACTTTGCTCTTTCTTCGCCCTCTCCTCTGAGGTAGGCACGCTTATTGGCGGTTTTAATAGCCATATCGGCATAGTCCGAAAGCGTGTGCCTTGCACCGTTCTTGTACTCCACACAATTCAGGCCTGCGTTGAGCATATCCTTGCAAGCCATATCAACTGCTTTTTCGTAAGTGCCTGCACCTGTGTTTGCATAGACTTGTGCGTTAAAAATCGCCTTGCGGTACTTGTCGTTGCTCATACGCAAAACTGCCGTTTCTGCCCTCTTTAAATCGTCTGTGGTCGATTTTACAAGAGCATTGAGCTTACGGTCATTGCCCTTAAAAAATTCGCCTGTGCTCGCTCCTGTGGGCATATTCGGTGTAAAGCCGTCCTTAATAGCCTCGAGGATTTTTACTTCCTGTTCTGCGTTGCCGTCGGCTCTTGCGGTGTGTATCATTTCTTCAACCTTGCTGTTAATGCTCTTGAACTGCTTGCCGAATTTTTGGGCGTTCGTTTTGCGGTACTCCTCAAGCGCCTTTAGTTGTTCTGCCTGCCATTGGGTCCAATTATAGCCCTCTTTGGTTTCCTCTGCTCTGTGTCGGCTGAAATTGCGCATCATACTGTCAATAAGTTCATTTTCGATTCCTTCAAAGGCTTTTCCGATATCGTAATCACTCATCTGTCAGTCCTGCCAAATCGTCGAATGACGAGGTTTCTTCCTCACTTGTAATGCCCTGTTCTTCTTTTATCCTCTGTACCTCTTCGGCTTTCCAATCGTCCGACTTACTGTCGCCGTACAATTCCTCGACCGAGGTTTCAACAGACATCAAACCGCCCTGTCTTGCTTTTGATACAGTTTCAACCTGACTTTCAAATGACGGATTGGCGTACTCACCAAAGTTTACGGATACCTCTATTCCGTCAACAATTCCCTTGCCGTTAAGCTCACTGTCGGCGTTCAACACCGCATTTACAAGGCTCTGCATAGCGTTCTCGGTGAGTTCAACAAGGTTCTGTCTTGTATACAGAGTTGTTTTCTCTTTTTCTCTCTGCGCCTCTGCATTGTCGAGTTTTTTGGTATCAATACCGAGCGTTGACGGAGATATAACCCCCTGCAAGCAGAGGTCGAGAGCGGTTATGTAAGAGCTTAAATAGCTTTCGTGCTGAATCTGCGGACTTTCGGTATAAATCCTGTTGCCGTTGCCGTTTTCGCTTGTGTCTGTGTTTACCTCAATAAATCTATTATCAAACGGGTTCGGCGCCATCGGCTGACAGGTTTCGGCATTGTACGGAATAAGGCAATTAGGTATATACTGCTTTGGTCGGCAGGCTCTTAAAGCGTCCATCCACTGCGACCACGCCTCGTCTAAGCTGTCAAAAGCGTCTGTCTTTGCTCCGATAATGCCCGCACCCCTGCCCTTGTGACAGGATTTGCCGTAAATGACTGGTACTGCCCACATATATGATTCATCAAAGGTCACACCCTGCGAATCAATCCACGAAAGAGCGTCAACAGCGTTTAAATCAACCTCTCTGCCGTTATCGTCATAGAGGGCATATTTTATATAGCCGTAGCCGTATGTTTCCTCAAAACGGAAATGTCGGTGATTTTGCGTGTAATCGGTATAAAACTTAACCTCTCGGATTCTGCCACGCACATATGTAAAGTCGATGTTTTCGGCAGGATACCATTCAACAATCGGAACATCTGATACAGCCGTGTCAAAGCTGATTTTAAATGCACCGTCGCCCACAACGCAAAGGTCAAGGAGCATTTGCCTTACAACCTCGCTCAGGTGGTTTTCTTTCTCAATCTCTGCCCAGCGTTCGGCATAAGCTGTTGTACTCTTGCTTGTTACCTCTGTGCCGTTGTAGTCGGCAATGACTATGTTTGCAATCGTGTCGCACATAAGAGCAGGCAAGCCTGTGTGTATTTTGCGGATTTCAAGTCCTGCTGTACACCGAGCCGACCAAAAGCGTGTATTGTCGCTGTCAAGCTGTGTATAAAGCTGCGAGAGCTGTTTGCCGTTACCGTTGTACCAAATGCGATTAATAAAGCACTCCGTCAGATGATTGCTTGCCTCATCAACGGTAATCGTCCTGTCGGGTGCTTTGGTTATATGTAAAAAATTTCTCAGTCCTGTTCTGATTGTATCAGCCATTCTGTTTATCAGCCCCATTTATTTCACTTCCAATAATATTTTTAAAAGGCAGCCATGCGTATTGACCGCTGTTAATGCAATGGTCGTGACCGTCCTCGGGAGTATTGTCTTTATCTTCTCGCCAGCTGTAAATTTCAAACTCGGCAATTGTATTCTTGCAATGCTCAAGAACAAAATAACAGTCAGTAGCAAGCCAGCCGAGAACGAGATTGATACGGTCTATAATCTTCGTCTTTTTCCACGCATTTGTAAAATCATAGATACAGCCATTTTGCCGCTTGTACTTCTGAAACTCGGTAATTGTCGCTTGGTCCGCATTATCAATAAAAGCAGTTCTCGCAAAGCCCCATTCCTCACGGTTGCGGTCAAGAAAATCAATAAAATTTCGTACCGTATCACTCGGTGCAATCGGTGTTTGTAGTTCGGCATTGTTGTACACTCGTTCGTCAAGCTGAATACACTTGCCTTTGTTTGTAATGCCGAAAAAGGTCATTGCGATTGTGTCAGGTGATTTCTGCGAATAGGCTGTATCAAGTCCTGCCGTAAACTGCACAAAACGCTCACTCTTGCGGTCAGAATTTAAAAACCGCTTTGCCCATTCTTTTGTTTTTATGTGCCTTGCCCTCTCAAAGTTTGAGAACACAAGACCTGTTGCCCTGCCACGCAATCCTAAGATTTTGTTTTTATAAAGCTTTGTTCCTCTTGGAGCAGAGGCTTTTTTCTTTTCAACCTGTTCGGGTGTAAGGCTTAAATTATCTGCAAAAGAAAAGAACCAATACCGCCAATTCGGTACAGGTTCTTCTGTAAGCTCCGCCGTAATTTCGAGCGGAACATCATTTGCGTATTTCTTAAACGGTCTTGAACGGTTCACAAACTCCTTGTAAACAGGCAATGACGGGTCATCGGGATTGAGTGTTGCAAGCAAGTAATCGTTTCGGGTTGACATCTCTCGGATAAACTCAATATCGGCGGTGTTTATCTCATCAATATACACACAGCCGAACTGCGCACCGAGGACCATTTCCCACTTATCCCGACTGCTGTAACCGAGAATATAGATAATTTTGCCCTCAAACTTGATATGCGGCAGCTTGTAGTCCTTGTCGCCGTTGCCGCAGTAAATAGCGTTTCGGTGCAGGTCAAGAATACCGTTGTCCTGCTGAATTATAGTTTCCTCTGCCTTGCCTGTTGTTTTTGCGGCTATTGCGTGTATCTTCTTTTTACTTTGCGACACCATTCGCATAAACTTAACGCCTGCACCGACAGTTGTTTTGCCCGAGGCGGTAGTGCCCTCAAGAAATTCAGCCGACACATTTGTTGTGTTGATGAAGTCAATGTATTTTTGCGACAAAGGAAAGCTACTCACTCAAGCCCTCACCACCTAACTGTCTGAACACATCAGAGAGTTTTTCGGATTGCTCAACCTTTGCGTCAACCTTAACGACATACTCGCCCGTCATCTTGTTCAGCGTGTCAATGGCTCTGATACGGTCTGACGGGTCCTGCTCGTCACTCCTTGCAATGTCAGACAAAGCAACTTGTCTGTCTTTCGCACTCATAATGCGTTCGTCCTTAAGCTTATCTGATAACTCTTTGATGTATTTTGAAACTCCAACATTCTCCAACAATTCATACGCTCTTGCGTTTGCGTAATTTTCCGAATATCCAGCCTGTATCGCACTCTGAACGGTGTTACCGCTCTGCGCATAATATTCCGCAAACTTCTTCTGCCTTGCATTTAATTTGTCTTTCACGGTTTCACCGTCCTTTCGATTTTTCGATACAGCAAAACCGCCCTCAAATGAGAGCGGTCTGCCGTTTGCCGTCATTATTTAAAAGGAGATTTTCAAAATGCCTCTTGTTGTTGCTTTCTTCAGTTTACATTATATCACCCTGAAACCGAAAAACCGAACAACTTTTACCAATGGTGGCGGTTGCACATAATTCTTATGTTGTCGGGGGTATTGATTCCGCCTGTATCGACTGCAATCTTCGCCCAGCTGTATCTCAAACTAAGGTGCATAAACAAGCAGTTCTCCACAAAATCGTCACGAGATAAGCTGTTAAGTGCCGAGTTTCTGCGGATTTCAAGGTTTTGAATATCGCGCTGAATATCTGCAATCTGCACAACCGCATTGCCGACTTTGTCAGATGTTTGACCTGCACTCGGTAAATCTGACAGCTTAGGCGATGTATTGTCAGCCTCGGCAGAAATGCGTACTATCTTCGCCCTCAGCCGTGAAATTTCTCGGTTAATCTCCTTAATCTCTTTAGCCGTCAAGTTATCACCTCTAAATCCTCAAGATAATCTGAAACAATTTGAAATGCAAGCAACATACCCTCGCTTATGTAATAATTCCTGTCTTTTCTGCTTTTGCAGTCGTTAAGCCTGTTCAGCTTGTCCTGCTCGCTTTCTATGCGTTCGGATATTTCTGTTTTCAGTTCGTCAAGTGTCATTCTTCCGCCTCGCTTTCAAGCCAATGTTTTTTGCAATCAATGCAGTTACCGTGGAATTTATTACAATATTCCATCGGAACATGACCGACACACCCGAGCAAAGTAATATCACCTTGAACCATTTCGTCAATTGACATCTGCTTGATTTTCTCATAATTAGTCAATGTTTTCACTCTCCTTACCTGTTTTATTTTGATTTTCAAAGTAAAATTCAATTGGATTGTCCGTTTTTTTAATTAGTCCATACTTCACAGCTAATCGAAAAATAAAGACCTTTTCCAACCTTAAAAGCAATGTGCCTAACTGTTTTCTAAAATCTTCGACTGTCTTTGTTGACTTATAGAAATTGCACATTCTGCAAGCCGGATTATAATTTTCAATGTCGTTCGCACCGTTGTACCAATACACGCTCTGTATATGGTCAACTTGCATGTCCTTTAATTCGAGTTTACAGCCGCAGTACGCACACCTTCCGTTGTACTTCTCGTAAACTTTAAGCCTTGTTGCTTTGGATATTGATTTTCTCTGATACTTTCACTTCTATTAAATATGATTTCGTAAACAACTTCGTTATGGTATTTCCCGCATCTATCCTTAAAAAAGTCTGTAAACACAAACTTTTTGCCGTTATAGTGTTTACAATAGTTATCATAATGCCCCTCAACAGGGTTTCCTTGAATCATTCTCCATTCCATTCGGTGAATATGGTAGTCATTGATTATCTTTTTTAGTTCCTTGTAAACATCAAATCCAATCGTAGTATTATTCCTATCAAAAGCGAACAATCCAAAGTTATAAACACAAGAAGAATACCAATCAATAGAATATGCAAAATACCCTATTAGCCTGTTGTCCTCACCGATAATAGCATATTGATAGACATTTCCGCTGCTATTTTCTTCGATTTTAGGCAATTCATTGCCCAAACATCCCATATAAAAAAGCATATTGTCGGTATAGCTATATTCTAATAGCTTTGCAAATATTTCATCTCTGTATAATATTGCAGGTTTAAGCATTGTTTTTACTCCTTTAAAGTTCTGACTTTTTCGCCATATCTGCGAGTTTGACCTCTGAATAATATTTCTCTCATCTACATTCTCCTTTTATTGCTCAGTATCGCATATTTCCTCTGAGCTTGCTTAATTCTCGCAGATCTGCACGCATTACATATGTCGTTACTTTTCCTTTCAAAAAAAGTAATACCGCACCTTTTGCAAAACTGCGGCTCAACTCTCTTAAATGATGTGCAGCTGTCACAGTCTTTTTCGTTTGCCGTGCAGCCTTTGACGCTGTCCCAGTGTGTGCAATATTCCTTCTGCCAAAAATCTGCGTACTCACTCTCAACATTTGAGTTCTCTTTCGCAACACATTTAATTTCACCTGCAAGCATAGATAACAAGACTTTTATCTTCTCCTTGTCCTCATCAGACATAAACCTCTTGTATTTAATCGTCCTGTCCGGAAGATTATCGCCAAACTTACCATTGCCAATGTATGCTCTTACATTATCAAGCCTCTCAGTCAAGTAATAGTCAAATACTCGACCTCTGATAGCTTTAACAGATTTGCCAAGCACATCTGACATTTCTTCATACTTATAGCCTGATTTAATCATTTCACCAAGCTTCTTAAATTCTTCAGCCGTCCACTTTATGTGATTATTTGCCTTAACTGGTCGCTCCTTAATATCAATGTCTAATATTCTTCTCTGTATTGCTCCTTCCGTTCTATTAAGCAGTATCGATAATTCTCTATAGCTATATTTATGTTCAGCAAGAAATTTCTTAAGTCGCTCATCTTCAACAGTAGTCCAAGGTGATGTAATAAATTTATAGCTGTGCCTTATATCAGTTCTTCGCTTTTTATCAACCCAATCAGGTTCTGCACCAAGATAATACTTTTCAAATTTGGAGAAATTCAAAAAGCTCTGATTCTTGTATGCCCATTCCCAAAATTCATCAATATAAACTACCTCAAACTTTTCTTTCTGCCTGCAAATCGTATGCAAAGGAAGACCTCTATTTTGTGCCCAAGAAATTTTGATGTAACCTCCGCTACTTTGATTACCATAAACAGCTTCGCTCAAATATGATAAAGTTACATATCTTTCTCCACAGCTCAGAAAAGTTCCAAGCTTCAATTTATTAACTTTGTTAAGTACCGAATAAACAGAGCGTGATAAATGTTTTGTAATGTTTTTTACACTAACATTTCCCCACACATTCCGTAAGTAATCAACCTCTTCCTGCGTCCAGTTCCTTCTCATTTTTTACCTGCCTTTTTCTTTTTTCCTGCTTTCTCGCTGTCCCACACGCTGTCTACATAATCGTCACTAAGTGTACTTTTGTCATTCACAGAGTTAAGATGTTTTTGTATGTGCTCGTTATAACGACCGCTTGCTTTTGCTTCATTTAATATGCTTTGAACATCCTCTTCGCTTCTGTTCAAATCCGTTGCAATGCGTGATATCGAATCACCTCTGTATGTATATAAACATATTAAAAATTCTGTATCGGTTGTCGGCGGTCTGTTTAACTGCTCTTTTCTGTGTAGCGCCGCCTCGGCTTTGGCTTTACTGACACAAGCTGAACAATATTTTGTTGTTTTTGCTCTTGCGGTAAATTTGTTACCGCATATTTGACATATAGCTGAATACATTTATTTCATCTCCTTCAAATCTTCGAGTCTGCAATACAACAATGCAGAATTAGCGTTTAAATCCTTTATTTCAGCCTGATAATAAAATTGACCTGTTGTGCCTCGTCTGATGATACAGCCCGTCAGAATGTATTTTGCGCCGTTGTAAAGCACCTTTTGTTCAAGGTTTCGTTTAACTTCCGAAATATTCACAGCATTTCCACCTCGATGTAAATGCCCGGAATCTCTGCCCAAAACTTTTCGCATATCTCACTTGCGACAAGTGCGTCATCAGACCAAAAGCCGAGAGAGGTCATACAGTCTTTTAGCATTTTTTGCAGATTGTCCGTGTCGGGCTTTGTTATACGATATTCGCCGTCCTGATGTTTACCACGAGGGAAACACCATTTTGTTATCAGTCTGACAGCCGACCCGTACGGTTCTGACGGTTTAAACTTTGCCAAATGTGATGTGAGCTTTTCTCTTGCCTGTTTCACCTCGGGCGGATTATAAAAAACAGGTTTGCCGTTTTTTACCATAACTTTATGTTCCTGTGCAGTTACAGTCGGCGGTATCATCGCCATAAAAAATTCCATTTTTAACATTTCACTCCTTTAAAGCATTAAAGTTACTTTTGATTTTTGAATTTTGCTTTTAGTCACAGGTCAGGGGAAGGAGTTGTTGTGCGTAAGCTTCGCACAACTACTTCACCCCTGTGACCTTAAGGGAACGGACACCGTTTATATATACGTAGTATATATAGTTTTGTCTGTCCCTCGGACATTCTCGATAATTTATCGACTTTGTCCCTGTTTTTGTCCGAGAGGGACATTTTCGATTTTTTATCGACTTTGTCCGTCTTAGGGACACGGACAGGGACATAAAATTTATCGACTTTGTCTCTCGGACAGACAGACAAATTATTCGACTTTGTCCGTGTCCTTTCGCCCTACTTCACCGCCGTCTATCCAAAAACCGCCGTGCTCTTTTATGTATCGTCTGACCGTTTTTTCGGACTTTCCCATATATTCTGCTAAGTCAGCTACATTTGCCTGACCGTTTTCTTCAGCACCGCTAAACGCTGTTTCGAGGGCATCGTTTTGTTCCTGCTTGCGTTCCGATTCACTCTTTTTCTTGCTGAAATTCTTTTTGTAGGGCGAGCCTTTGATGTTAAAATCGCCCTCAAAATTGCAGTCTTTCAACACACCTGTTGTATCAGCTCTGTGTATAGGATAATCAAACCACAAATTCAGAGCATCAAATTTTGGAAATTCTCTTAGCGTGCCCTCTATTCGCCACGCTGTGCGGCCTTGTACAGCTTTATTTGACTTAGCCATATCATTAAGCATTAGCATGTAAGACTGCTTAGGAAGAGCATTTTCGGCTATATCAAGCATTTTAGAAGCAGTAACTAAATCATCTTGAGAACATAACTCATCAATGTTTTTATTAAATCTACTTATCCAGTTTTTGCATATCGCACAGGTTGCTTCGTCTTGCTGTTGCTTTATAAGATTATCGCTGATTTCAAGCTGCGTAAGGTCAAGAAGTGCATCAGGGTCACGGGCGAAAACACCCGAACCCGACACTCTGTCCATTGATTTTTTACCGCCCTGAACGCCTTTTGAATGGTGGTGGCAGTAGATTACCGCACAGCCGATTTCAGTACACACCTTGTCAAACTGGTTGCAGAAATGTGCCATTTGGTCTGCACTGTTTTCATCACCTGTTATAACCTTGTATATCGGGTCAATCACAACGGCTATAAAATTACCTTTTAAAGCTCTGCGAATGAGCATAGGCGCAAGCTTATCCATAGGTACGGACTTGCCACGCAAGTTCCAAATATCAATTCTGTTTAAGTTTTTTGGTTCAAGTCCTAATGCTTCATATACATCCTTGAATCTGTGAAAACAGGACGCACGGTCAAGTTCAAGGTTCACATACAAGACATTGCCCTGTGCGCACTTAAAGCCAAACCATTTCGTGCCCTCTGCTATTGCTATACACAATTCGATAAGACCAAAGGATTTGCCGGCCTTTGAAGGACCGCCAAGCAGCATTTTATGTCCTTGTCGTAAAATACCGTCAATAAGAGGCGGAGCAAGTTCGGGAGGATTTTGAAAAAAATCTGCGAGGTTTTCGAGGTCTGGCAAATCGTCATTGATACTCTCCACCCAGTCTTTCCACTCGGAAAAATCGGATTTACCGATGTTTGTGTCGATGATAAACTGCTTTTTGCCGTTGCGTATAACACCGGGCATACGGCTTAGTCTTGACGGATTGCGGTTTTGCTTGTCAATTTCAAAGCCGCTTTTATGACATACATTGTACAGATAATCTACTCTTTTGCGGTATTCGTCATAATTTACGGCATCAATCTTCACGATTGCGTGAACGGATTTTCCACCTGAATAAACAAGAACGGCAACAGGCAGTTCAAGTTCTCTGATAACTGCGTTTTGTTCTTCAAGAGCCATGCAGTCCGATTCAACAAGTGCGTAACGATAATCGGTTACATTCTCGTTTTTAACACCCTTACCGTCCAATGGATTAAACCTTATCCACGCTCCTGCCTCGGGTTTGTAATCACCGAATACATTTGAAATATCACCGTCACAATTATTGAGGGCGGCAATAAGCTCGCCTGCCGTACGGTCACAACTGCCCTTTGTGGGCAAATATTTAACCTTGCCGTTATCGTTTTTCTCCCAAGTTTCGGTTACATAGCCGACATTTTCGGAGGTGTCAAAGAGGGTTTCAAGGTAGGTTATAATTTCATTTACAGGATTCCAGTTTGCAGGTTCGTGAAATTTTACGCCCTCACAGGCTGTTATTCCGATATCACCCTGTTCAAAAGCAATTTCATCATTCCAGCCGAGTTCTTTCGATTCACGAAAAGTCATCCCTCTGTCCTTAGCCATTTGGATTATTGTGCCGGCTGTAACCGGTGAGGCAGAGCCGTTGAAACTCTGCCATTTCTTTTCACATTCTCCGCTATGATAACGACTGTCTGCTCTGCTCCAATCGTCCCAGTCTTTTACGCTGTACCCCTCTTGTTTGAGTGCCATTCCGACATTTACCCATTCTTGATAGTCAAGCTCTGACGGACGGATATATTTAAGTGCATTAAGTAAGTCCAACCGTATTCACCTCGCTTTGTGGTACATATGTTTTCGGGTTGATATCTGACGGTGTTCTCCAACCGTTTGCGGCAATTCTTGAAATCAGAGCCGAGGCATCGTTAAACTGCCATTTGCCCACGTGCTGAAAGCCTCTTCCCTCAAGCATACGAATTTGTTTAGGAGTGGTTAATCCCTCAATTCTTCGCTTTTCAAGCCTGTCAAGAATAAGTTTTGCCTTGCCGGCACTCTGGATTTCATCGGGGAATATTCCGAGTTTTTCGAGCTTGGATTTTTGCTTATCTGTAGGTGGTGAACATTCCCAGCCGAATGCCGGAACATATCCTGCAAGATCCTGTGCCTGAATTGACATTTCGTACTGCAACGGATCTACAAGTTTGCGTTTGCGTGTTCGCATTTCCGCAAGCTGATTTGCAAGCGCCTCTTCACGCTGAGCAACAACATCTTCACTTGCTTTTTCCTCCGCTTCTTCAATGTCAATCGGACAGCCTGCCTGTTCTGATAAGTTTTCGGTCATCTTTTGTGCGACTTCTTCGTTGTCGCAAATGAGATGTGCAGGTCTGCAAAGTTCGTGTCGCTCTGTATGCCATAAAAAGTCTAGCAGCAAAAGCTCCGTCTTGTTTGGAGCAAGTCTTGTACCTCTGCCGACCATTTGGCAGTAAAGCCCACGCACCTTTGTAGGTCTTAAAACAACAACGCAGTCAACACTTGGGCAGTCCCAACCTTCGGTTAAAAGCATTGAGTTACACAAGATATTGTATTTATCGTTTTCAAAGTCCTGCAATATCTCTGCTCTGTCCTCGCTGTTACCGTTTACCTCTGCCGCTTTAAAGCCTTTTTCGTTCAAAATATCTCTAAATTTCTGCGATGTTTTAACAAGTGGTAAAAACACAACAGTTTTACGGTTCCTACAGTATTTTTTCATTTCTTCGGCAATCTGATAAAGATACGGATCAAGTGCCGTGTCAATATCACTTGCTTTAAAATCTCCTGCCTGTGTGGCAACTCCCGAAAGGTCAAGTGTAAGCGGTATTGTCACAGCTTTAATCGGTGACAGATACCCCTCTTTGATAGCCTTAGGGAGTGTGTATTCATACGCAAGCGAATCAAATACTGTTCCTAAATTTTTCATATCTCCTCGGTCAGGTGTTGCTGTAACACCCAACACTTTTGCATTGTCAAAATGTTCAAGCACACGCTGATAGCTGTCGCTGATTGAGTGATGTGCTTCATCAATAATGATTGTGTCAAAATAATCGCTGTCAAAGTTTGACAGCCTTTTCTCACGCATAAGCGTCTGTACAGAGCCTACAACAACCCTGTTCCACGAACCTATGCAACTTTGCTCGGCTTTTTCAACCGACGAATTAAGTCCTGTTGCTTTTTTGATTTTGTCCGCCGCTTGGTCGAGCAATTCTCCACGGTGGGCAAGTATCAGCACCCTGTCACCTCGACGGACACATTCTTCAGTGATTTTTGCAAAAACTATTGTCTTGCCACAGCCTGTAGGCAAGACAAGTAATGTTTTTAAATTGCCACTTTCCCACTCGGAGAAAACGGCATTCTTCGCTTCATTCTGGTACGGTCGTAACTGCATTAAAAGCTACCCGGTGTCCAGTTATTCGGCGTCGCAGTATTTGGCATTGCAGGATGTGTGTTATACTGTGGCGGATATGTAGGCTGTACATACTGCTGAGGTGCAGACTGTGCTACGGCAGGCGATATCGTTGTCACCTGCTCATCGTAGGCATAAAAATATTTAATATCGTTTGTGACACCCTCTGTGCCGTCATTCTTGACATATTTGCGGATGATAACCTGACATTTACCTTTCTTGCCGATAATACCTGTCCAGTCCATACGGAGCGGTTCGCCGTGTTTTTTCATTGACACGGACAAAAAGAGCTGTGACAGCTTCCATTCAAGCGAGGAGTGCAGTACGAAATTAACTGTAATTTCTCTCTTGTCATCTGCTCCCCATACTGCAAAAGTCACTTTTGCCATGTTGCAGGGTGGCAGTTTACCTTTACCCTGTGAGCGAGCACGCTCAACCTTTGCTACTGTAAAATCATAATTACCCTCGGGGAACGGTTCATAATTTCCGCCCTCTTCGGTTATTTCATCATTCCAACCAAATTCTCTATCCATTATTCATCTTCCTTTCTTATTCAAATGGTAAATCTCTGTTGTTGCATACTACCTGAAAGACTTTATCCCAAGCGCCTACTAAGCAGCCTTGAACAAAGCGTGGGTCATAATTTTTAATCGGTGTTTCATAAGGATAATGCCCTTGTGTAAATACTGCCTGTCTGATTTCGCTTTCATCAACTCCGTTTGCTCTCATAAGATCGGCAAGAGCTTTTGGAATATCATCAGGAATATTAGGCTCGTATAACGGTTTAGGCTGTGTAACCGGTTCAGTTAAAGGTGGCTCAGGCTGAATTGGTATAGGTGCCGGCACAGTCGAAGCATTCGGTTCAGGTTGAGTAGGTGTAACTGTGGCAGTGTGGTTTGAAACTGTATTATTATTAAAAATATGTGAAATACCTGAATAATCAAACTCCATTTCCTCCGGCAGTCCGTGACGATTTTTAGCGTCCCAACAAGGGTGATGAAGTGTGTACATCACTCTGCCACCACCTTGAGCTTTATATTTTTTTCCGTCTTTATCCGATGCGACCGCGATAGTTTTGTAATTAGCGAAAAGCACCATATCCGCCCATTCTTTTACAAGCGGAGAAATCTGTGAAGCAGTCTTTTTGCCGAGTTTAAGCTCCCAACGGTCATACTCGCCGATTTCGTCAGGCTGTGAAAATTTGCGGAGCTGTGCGTGTGCGGTAAGCACAACATTGATACCTCTGTCAATCAAATCTTCAAGACTGTTCAGGAATCTGCCGAACTCCTCTTTTTCATAAACATAGCCGTTTCCGTAACCGAAATCTTCAATACCTTTTTTGCCGTACTTTGAGCAAATATCGTCAATGCAAAGCTGTTCCGCCCAGTCGATTGTGTCAATGACAACTGTTTTGCATACAGCCGGATTGTTTTTGATATATTCAAGCTGACTTTTGAGCATAGTCCACGATGTCGGTTTATCCATTCTCGCAACATCAAGGTTTTTTGTACTGCCCTCTGTGTCGATAAACAGAGGGTTCGGAAACTGCGAAGCAAAAGTTGATTTGCCGATACCCTCGGGACCGTAAATTACAACTTTCTGCGGAGATTTGATTTTGCCTCTTGTGATGTTCATTATCTTACCCCCTGTACATCTGAAAAGTTGATTTTATTGCCGTCAACATCAATGACAACATAGTCGATTGCGTAGTTGAGCAGTTCGTTTGTAAGGTCCTGTATTGACTTGCCTGTCATACCTGCAATCAAAACAATTCTCGAATAATTTTCGGGCATAATCTTGACTTTGGTATAACCGCAGGCAAGCTCTCTGTGCGGATTACATTTGATTACGCATTCATTTGTATTTGTTTTTGCTGTTGTAGTTCTTGTAGCCATAATTAAAACTCTCCTTCTGTCCAAGTTGGTGTTGTTGCAGGTGCTGCAGGTGCGGTTGTTTCGGACTTGATATAGCCGTCCTCGATGATTATTGAACATTCATCACCGCTTGATACTCTTGTAGCAATAGCCTGCAGTCCCTCTGATTCAAGCCATTTTGCAAAGTCTTTGAGTGTGTCGGTATCCATCTGTTCGAGCTTGTCAAGCAGGACAAATCCACATTCGGGATTGAGCTTGCGAACAATTGCCGTAGCGACACGAAGCTGTTCCGAACCGCTCATGTTGTCCCACTTAAAACCGTTGTATGTAAGCTCGCCCTTTTCAACTGATAAGCCGTCAAGGGGCAAATTCGCATTGTTGAGCAAATCGTATTTTGTTTTGCGGATTTCTTCAAGCTGTGCCGTCATATCAGCATACTTGCGGTAATATTCCTTTGCGTCCTCATCAGCTTTCGCTTTATCAAGGTTTGCTCTGACTTTGCGGTTAATTTCGTCAATCTCGGTAATGTTTCTTTCAAGCTCTGCCGTGCTTTCATCGTGCAGTTCGGCAACGCTCTTTCTGCTCTGTTCAAGCTGTGCAAGCACCTTTGTAAGCTCGGAATTGTATTTTCTCAAATCCTCGTTAAGCCTGTTGATTTCACTCTGTAAATTGTTGGCACGGTTTTCAAGGTTATCTTTTTCTGCTCTCAGACGGTTGTTTTCGCCGTTGCGTGCAAGAATTTCCTGTTGTTTGTTGATAAGTTCCGAGGCTGACACAGGTTCATTCGGCACACCCTCAAACTCGGGCATTTCTGCGGCAAATTTTTCCTTTTGGTCTGCAATCTGACCGAAAGCACGGCGCTCGTTATATACCTGTGTTTCCTGCGTTTCAAGCTCGTAAACTCTGTTGCCTACACCGATAATCTGCAGGAGCGTGTCAGCTTTTTCCTTGCCTGTTGCATTCATAAATTTTGGCAGGTCAAGAGCAAAGTTGCTGACAAATGCGTCAAGCAAAGCCTGTCCGCCTTTGTTGCCTGAGGTATCAATTACTTTAAGGCTGCTGTTCTTACCGCTACGCTCCACAACAATACCGTTTGAGAGCTTGATTTTTAGATGTGGCGGAATTGTTGAACCCTCACGGTACGGAGCAGACGGAGCGAAACGATTACCGCCGAGAGCCCACGCAATTGCGTCAAGAACAGACGTTTTGCCTTGTCCGTTTTTACCGCCCAACACGGTAAGTCCGTTTTCGGTCGGTTCATAAGCAACCGCCTTTACTCTTTTTACATTTTCAATTTCAAAAGCTGATATTTTTACTGACATTCTTTTTTCTCCTTTATATCTTGATTTTTTGAGTAAGAAAGGATATAATAAACTTGTTATTATAGTTATATCCTTGAACCGTTGAAAGCATTGCCGTGCTGTCAGCGGTTTCCTTCTTTTGCACTTAAAATGTAATCGACTTTGGCTCTGCAAGCCTTGATGTTCTCCGCTGTGGGATTTTCAAGCAAATCCTTCATATCTTCGAGAATATAAGAAATGGTGTCGATAAATTCGGGATTGAATCCTGTATTCTCGTAGTCGTAAAGTTTGCGAATACAGCCGTAAAACTCATTCGGCA